CCCGGAGGTAGCCCTCGCGGGCTTTTTTTGTGCCTGCGCAGGGGGTGGGGGGAGGGTCAAAACCCTACGGCTTCGCCTTTGAAGACCGCCGCCCCCTCACCGCGAAGAGTTAGTTTTGATCTGGCCCGATTCGGCGAGGGGGTTGGCATGGCTGCCTGGCCCTACAACACGCAGCGGTGGCAGCGACTTCGGCGGCTGAAATTGCGGGCGAACCCGCTCTGCGAATACTGCCCCGGCGGGCGGCTGACCGCGGCCGATACCGTCGACCACGCGACCGCGATTGCCGATGGCGGGGCACCGTTCGACCTGGCCAATCTGCGCAGCTGCTGCTCGCCGTGCCACGGCGCCAAGACGGCGCGCGGTCCCGAGGCCGGCGCGGCGCGAACGACCCGGCCCCGCAAGGGGTGCAACCCGGATGGCTCGCCGCTGGACCCTGCCCACCCTTGGGCAAAGGGCTGACTGGTGGGCCGCAGAGGCCCCGGTGCCAGGCCGCAGGCGAAGATTGTAGCGGATGCGGAGGCGGCGGGACCGCCCGAAACGCCGTGGCTCAACCCGCTGCTGTCCCGATCTGGCCGGGTCATCGCCTTCATCGAGACGCTGCCCATCACCAAGGGCATCCTCTCGGGCACGAATTATCGGCTGCTCGCCTTTCAGAAAGAGTGGCTGCGCGACATCTACGACCCCGTAACCGCCGATGGCCGGCGGGCGGTGCGCCAGGCGCTGCTCTCGATTGCCCGCAAGAACGGCAAGACGGGGCTGATCGTCGGCATCGTCATGGCGCATCTGGTGGGGCCGGAGGCCGAGGACCGCGGCGAAATCGCCAGCGCGGCGAACGACAAGGACCAAGCCGGGCTCGTATTCGACGAGCTCGTCGCCATAATCGACGCGGTGCCGTGGCTGGCGGCGATCACGAACGTCCAGTCGTTCAAGAAAACAATCGAGGTCACCGGCAATCCGCCAGGTGGCAAGGGTCGGGGCTCGACCTATGAGGCGCTGAGTTCGGACGCAAAGACCAAGCACGGCATGTCGCCGTCGCTGTGGATTTACGACGAACTGGCGCAGTCAGCGAAGCGCGAGCTTTTCGACACGCTGCAGACCAGCCAGGGGGGCCGCGCCGAGCCGCTCGGCATCGTCATCTCGACGCAGTCGCCCAAGGCCGATCATCCGATGTCGGAATTGGTCGACTATGGCGAGCAGGTTGCGGCCGGCATCGTCGATGACCCGACGTTCGTGGGCAAGGTCTATGCCTCTCCCGAGGGGTGCGACCTGCTCGACGAGGCGGCATGGGCGGCGTCGAATCCGGCGCTGGGCACGTTCCGCGACGCGACCGATCTGCGCACGCTGGCGCTCAGGGCCACCCGGCTGCCGAGTTTCGAGAGTGCATTCCGCAACCTCTACCTCAATCAGCGGGTAGATGCGGTCGAGCGGGCCATTGCCTCGAACGATTGGGATGCTTGCAACGGGCTGGTGGAGCTTGATGACCTGATTGGACTGCCCTGTTACGGGGCGCTCGATCTGGGCTCGGTCAGCGATCTGACGGCCTTCACGCTGTTCTGGCCCGACGTTCATGCGTCGTGGACATGGCAGTGGGTGCCCAAGGTTCGCATCCGGGAGCGGGTCGAGAAGGACCGCGTCCCCTATGACGTGTGGGTGAGGGACGGCAACATCATCGCCACGCCGGGCCGGGCGCGCGATGACACCGCCATCATCCGCAAGCTCGTCGAGGTCTGCGGCCGGTTCGATGTCCGCGAGATCGGCTATGACCGCTGGCGGATCGAGGACCTGAAAAAGAAACTCGAAGACGAGGGCGTCACGGACATTCCGCTCGTCGAGCACGGCCAGGGCTTCAAGGACATGGCGCCGGCCTGGGATGCGTTCGAGACCGAACTGCTTGAGGCGCAGCTGCAGCATGGGGGCAACCCGGTGATGCGGTGGCAGGCGTCGAACTGCGTGGTGCAGAAGGACGAGGCGGGCAACCGCAAGCCGGACAAGCGCCGGTCGAATGACAAGATCGATGGCATTGTGACGCTGGTGATGGCCATCGGGCTGGCGGCTCGCGCCAAGGCGCCGTCGAAGTCGGTCTACGAAGAGCGCGGCGTCGTGACGGCATGAACAGAGGGAGGCTGAATGAAAATCTTCGGCCTCAATGTCACTCGTGCGTCCAGCCAGCGAGGCGAGCGGCGCAGCTTTTGGGACACGATCGGTGCGTGGCGCCAGGCGACGAACTTCACCGCGGTCACCGCCGGCGCCGGCTTCTCGAACCCTTGGGAAGCGATGGGCGTCCCGGCGGTCAACATCTGCGTCGACAAGATTGCGAAGGCCAACGCGACGCTGCCGAAACAGGTCTTCGACATCAACGACCCGGAGCGCCCGGTGCGCCTCTGGCAATCGCCACTCGGTCAGATGCTCGGTGCCCGGCCGAACGGCTATCAGACCGGCTATCATTTCTGGCACCTGGCCATCGCGCGCAAGCTGCTGTGGGGCAATTTCTACGCCGAGATTCAGCGCGACGCGCGGACGGATGAGGCCATCGGGCTGTGGCCGCTGCTGTCGCAGGAGTGCAATCCCGAACTGGTGGCGGGTCGCAAGACCTACCGGGTCGGGGGAAGGACCGTCGCCGACGAGGATATCTTTCACATCATGTCGCCCGGCTTCAACGGGCTGCAGGGTGTCAGCGTCATCGCCATGCACCGCGCCACGGTGGCCACCAGCGTGCAGATGCAAGGCTTTACCGAGGGTTTCTACACGAACGGCACGCGCCTTGCCGGCGTGCTGGAGCACCCGGAAACACTGACCAAAGGCGCCATCGATCGGCTGCGCGACAGCTGGACCGAGGCTTATGGCGGCGCCGCGAACGCCGGCAAGGTGGCCATCCTCGAAGAGGGGATGAAATTCAACGCCTTCACCATGCCGCTTGGTGACGCGGAGTTTGTCGCCACCAATCGGTTCCAAATCGCGCAGGTGGCGCGGATGTTCGACATGCCGCTGCACAAGCTCGGCGAGATGGACGGCGCGAAGTACAACAACGTCGAGCAGGGCAACATCGCCTATGTCATCGACTGCATCGAGCCGCACATCGAGCAGAGCGTCCAGGAACTCAACAACAAGGTTTTCGCGCCGGCCGATCGGGGCCGCTGCGAGGTCCGATTCCCGACAGACGAACTGCTCAAGGGCGACATGCAGTCGCGCCTCACCGCGCTCGGCACCGCCCGCCAATGGGGCCTTATGACGATCAACGAGGCCCGCGCCACCATGGGGCTGCCGGGCATCGGCCCCGAGGGCGACAAGCTGTTCCAGCCCGGCAACGCGAACACGGCGGCAACGCCCGGCGCGGCGCCGATCGGCCACAATGGGGGTCCGCCCCTCGACCCCAACGCCAAGGAGGATTGAGGCATGGAGAAACGCTACCAGTCGGCTGCCTGCACCGGCATCGAACTGCGCTTCGCCGCCGGCCTCGCCGATGACGTGAAGGTCGATATTAGCGCGGCCGAGGCCGTCGCCGGCTATGCCGCCAAGTTCAACGTCCGCTCTGACCCGCTCGGTGGCTTTGTCGAGATCATCGAGCCCGGCGCCTTCGACGACGTGCTGGGCAACGATGTGGTCGCGCTGTTCAACCACGACCCCTCGCAGGTCCTTGCCCGCAGCACCGCCGGCTCGCTCCAGCTGAGCATCGACGAGACCGGGCTGCGGTATGAATTCGCCCTCGCCGATGACGAGTGCAGCCGCCGCGTCGCCGCGTTCATCAACGATGGCCGGGTGCGGCAGTCGAGCTTTGCCTTCGATGTGGCCTCGGGTGGTGACCGCTGGGAACGCCAAGCCGATGGTTCGGTGCTGCGCACGATCACGAAATTCAGCCGGCTCTACGATGTCTCGCCGGTGACCTACCCCGCCTATCCCGACGCCACCGTGGCGTTGCGATCGGCGGCGTTCGAGGAAGCGGTGAAAGCCGGCAACGCGGCGCAGCTGGCCGACGTGCAGGTCCGCGCCAACCACCGGCGGCGCGAGCTCGAGCTCAACCGCCCTCGCTGACCCTGTTCCGTCCGGCGCGATGGGCTGCCGGGCCGCGGACGACTGCCCATCCCAACCCCTGAAATAGGAGGCTTAAATGGCCGCACCTACCATTGCAGAACTGCGCGCGGCCGCGAAGGCCTCGCACGACGCCGCCCTGGCGATCCACAACAAGGCCGAGGGCGAAAACCGGGACCTCACCCCGGAAGAAAAGACCGAGTATCTCGCCAAACTGGCGGAGACCCGGAGCCTCGATGACCGCGCCGCGCGCACCGAGGAACTCAACAAGCGCGCCGCCAACCCGCTCAAGGTCGCCGGCCAGGAGAAGATTGGCCAGGAACTCGGGCTGACGCAGAAGGATGTCCGCAGCTTCTCGGTCATCCGGCTGCTGCACGCCCGCGCCAACCCGACCGACAAGGGTGCTCAGGACGCCGCCGCGTTCGAGCTCGAATGCTCGGCCGAGGTCCAGAAGATCAACGGTCGCGACGGTGGCCAGATTCGCGGCGTCACCATCCCGGCCGAAGTGCTGCGCTCCAACGTCTTCGGCGAGAACCGCTCGGCCTATGCCGCGATGGGCCTTGCCGGCGAAACCCGCGACCTCACCGTGGGTGTGGCGGCGGACGGCGGTAACACCGTGCAGACCACCGTCATGGGCATGTCGTTCATCGAAGTGCTGCGCAACCAGCTTTCGGTGACGCAGGGCGGCGCGACGATGCTGACCGGGCTTGTCGGCCAGGTCGCGATTCCCCGCCAGACCGGTGCAGGCAGCGCCTTTTGGGTGGCGGAAAACGCGGCAGTGACCGAGAGCCAGCAGGCGTTCGATCAGGTCACCCTGACGCCGAAGACCGCCGGCGCCTTTGTCGACGTGTCGCGCCGGCTGCTGCTGCAAAGCTCGATCGATGTCGAAGCCTTCATCCGCATGGACATCGCCAAGATCATCGCGCTCGCGATCGACCTGGGCGCGCTCAACGGCTCCGGCGCTGCGGGTCAGCCGCGCGGCGTGCTGCAGACGGCGGGCATCGGCTCGGTGGCCATCGGCACCAACGGTGGGGCGCTGACTTGGGATGCGGTGGTCGACCTCGAAACCGCAGTCGGCAATGCCAACGCCGATGCACCCACCAGCGCCTACATCACCAACGCGGCGCTGCGCGGGCGCATGAAGAAGACCGCCGAGCTTGGCAACACCACTGCGGTCCCGATCTGGCGGAACAACGAGGTCAATGGCTACAAGGCCATTGCCTCCAACCAGGTGCCCCGCAACTTGACCAAGGGCTCGGGCACCAACCTGTCCGCGCTGGCGTTCGGCAACTTCGCCGATCTGCTCATCGGCATGTGGGGTGGCCTCGACTTGCTGGTGGACCCGTTCACCGGCGGCACCGCGGGCACGCTGCGGACCATCGCCATGCAGGATGTTGATGTCGCGGTTCGCCGCGTCGCCAGCTTCGCTGCCTGCCTCGACGCCAACTGATGATGACGGTCGGGGGCGATGCGGGCTCGCTCGTCTCGTCCCCGGCTGGCCATCTGGAGCAAGGACCTTCGACCATGAAGAATATTCAGATCACGCGCGACATCCTCGTCGGCGGCGAACACACCGAGACCGGCGCCGTCCTGGCAGTCGGGTCCGATATCGACGCCGAGACCGCCGGACGCCTTATCCGCGAAGGCGCGGCCATCGACCCGGATGCGGTCGAGAAGCCCGCCAAGGCCGCAGCCCGCAAGACTGCCGCCTGATTTATGGCGCTGCGCCGCACAGTTGCTCCAGCTGGCCCGGCCGTGCCGGTTACCTCCGTGCTGGAGCAACTGCGCATCGGCAACGACCCCGATGACCTGCTGCACATCAGCGGGCTGATCGGCGCGGCGACGGGCTGGGTAGAGGAGTATCTCGGCCGCGCGCTCATTCAGCAGGGCTGGGAATTGACGCTCGATGCCTGGCCCGCCGACAAGGTACTGCGCCTCGAACCCTCGCAGGTCATCAGCCTGACCGAGGTGCGCTATGTCACCGAGGCCGGCGTGTCGACGGTGCTGGCGCCGGTGCTCTACCAGCTCGACGCCGCATCGTTGCCGGCTCGCCTGGCCCCGTCGTTCGGCAATACCTGGCCGGCGCTGCGCTCGCAGATGGCGGCGGTCACCGTCACCTATCTCGCCGGCTATGGCGCCAGCTGGAACGATGTCCCCGAGGGCATCCGCCACGCCATCATGATGTTCGTCGCGCACCTCTACGAGAACCGCGAGACGGTCAACGTCGGTAACATCGTTTCGGTCATGCCTTTTTCGGTGAAGGCGCTGCTCGCCCCCTATCGGGTGTGGCGGCATGGGTAACAACAACCACGTCAAGGACCCGGCTGCGGTCCTCGACTATGCCGTCGACTGGCTCGGCGGAGGCAATGGCTATCTGGCGCGGACGACGCCGCCGCTGACCATTGCCGCATCGGTCTTCACCATCACACCCGTCGAGGCCGGCGGGCTGGTGGCGAGCAACGAGACGTTCGACGCCAGCAAGACCACGCTGCGCATTTCGGGCGGCGTCGTCGGGCACATCTACCAGATCACCAACCGCATCACCGCGAGCAACGGCACGACCGATGAACGGTCGTTCCTCATCCGCGTCGAAAACCGCTGAGGAGTTCCAAATGGGCAAGTTTGCCAGCACCGCCGTCATCGACGGCTCGCTCAATGTCGTCGCCTCCGCTACCTTGATGGTGGTGACGAACGGCCAGCCCGCCACCTATGCCGCCGCACAGGCCGGCAAGCTGGTGGCAAGCGCCATGGTGGGCGGCGACTTTGCCCTTGCTGCCGGCGACGTGAGTGGGCGCAAAGTTACCATCGCAGCCAAAAGCGGCCTCGCCGTGCTCGCCGATGGCACCGGAAATCACGTGTCGCTGCTCGACGTTGCGGGCACCCGGTTGCTCTACGTCACCACCTGCCCCGATCAGGCCCTCGTCAGCGGCGGCACGGTCAGCATTGCGGCTTGGGCTGTCGAGATCGGCGACCCGGTCTGAGACCGGGCAGCGTGCCCAAGCGCATTGCCAAGGCCATTGCCAGCGCGCGGCCGGGTGGCCGCATTCAGCCGCGCATCCGCTTCCTCGACGGCGCGATGCAGCTCGTTGACGTGGCCACCGATGAAGGGCCGCTCGGCTGGCTGGCCAATCGCGGCATGATCAGCTGGCGCCAGTTCGAGGCGGGCGACCGGCTGCGGAACGATTACACCCGCGCGGCGATCGGCCCGCAGGTGACGATGAACTGGAACGCGGTGCCGGGGAGCCGGGTGGCTCAAGGGGCGCCCCGGCCGATGCACGCCACCGAGACGCAGATGAGTGCCAGGGCGCGCTTCGACGCCGCCTGCGAGGCCGTGGGGCGCGGCCTTGTCGATGTGCTGTGGCGCTCGGTCTGCAATGGCGAGGGCCTTGTCGAAGTCGAACGGGCGCTGGGCTGGCCGAACCGGTCGGGCAAAGTGGTGCTGTGCATCGCGCTCGATCGGCTCGCGGATTTCTATCGACTGCCGGAGGGTGACCATGACTGACACGCTGCTGACCGAAACCGCTGCCGCCACGGCGTTCCGCCCGTTCGCCGACCTGGCAGAGCTGCTGCTGCGCACGATGCCCGCCGGGCTCGAACTCGTCGTCTATGAAATCGACGAATGGGCCTCGATGGGCGCCGTGGCGCAGCTGCACCGCGTGCGCCTGCAGGTGACGCCGGGCCGGATGGACGATCTGGCAGCGCTCGCCGGGCGGCTGGAAGGCTGCACAATCGGCGGTGCGACCATCCTGGAGGCGGAAGCCGAAGACCTCGGTGGCAACATCGCCGTCGTCCACGCGCTGACCACGGACTGACCTGTGCGGATTGGGCAACTCGACCGGCGGCTGACGCTGCTGTCGAGGACCATCACGCGCGGGACCGGCGGCGAGGCGCTGGAGGCATTCGTCGAGGTCGCGACCGTGTGGGCGTCGCGGCTGCCGCTGACGGCGCGGGAGATCGAGCGCGAGGCGATCATGCAGGCGCAGGCCGAGGTCAAGTTCAAGGTGCGCTGGCGCGGCGATGTGAAAGCCGAGTGGCGGGCACAGTGCGACGGCCTGACCTACGACATCACCGGGATCGAGGAGCTTGGCCGCAAGGCCGGGCTGCACCTGTTTGCAAAGGCGGCGGTCCAATGAGTTTCGCTGTCCGCACCCGGCTTGAGGGACTCGCCGAATTGAAGGCCAATCTCGCCGCGCTCGGCGACGAGGTTGCCACCAAGGTGGGGAACAAGGCCAACCGCGAGGCGGCGAAGGTCGTGGCGGATGTCATCAAATCGGTGGCGCCGCGGGGCACCGGCAGCACGGTGCGGCGTCGCAAGCTGAAAAGCGGTGCGGTGACCGTCGCCGACTATGGCCGGCTCGTCGACAACATTAAGGTGCGCAAGGCCAGGGCGCGCAGCGAAAACACGATCACGTTCAACATCTCGACCGGCAAGGCGTTCTGGGGGCTGTTTCAGGAGTTCGGCACCGTCAACATGCCGGCCCGGCCATGGATGCGTCCGGCCTTCGATGCTGCCGCCGATGTCGGGTTGAAGATTCAGATTGCCGAGCTCGAGCGTGGGATCGAGCGGGCAGCCAAGAAGCTGCGCAAATTCGGGCCGGTGCTGCCGAACGGGCGCAACGCATGACGCTCGATGATGCGCTGTTCGACCGGCTGACCTCCGGGCCGCTCGCGGCTCTGATCGGCGATCGGGTCTATCCGGTCGTGGCGCCGCAGAACGTCGCCTATCCGCACCTGACCTGGCAGCGCATCAGCCGCACCGATGTCCGGTCGCTGCAAGGCCCCTCGGGCTATGCCGATGTCCGCGTCCAGGTCGATTGCTGGGGGCTGACCTTCACCGCCGTCCGCGCGCTGGCGACAGCGGTTCGGCTGCGGCTCGACGGTTGGGACAATGACAGCCTGCCCGTCGCCGACTGCGCTCTCGATAGCGAGCGCGACCTCTACGACGCCAGCGCAGAGCCGAGGCTGCATCGAACGTCCTTGGATTTCATCATCACCGAAACGGAGTAACGCCCATGCCTCTCAATGCGAACATCATCGTCGGGGTCACCGGCGACTATACCGCCGCGTCGGGTCTCAGCACGCCCACGGACAGCCTGGCGCTGCGCTATGTCACGGCGCTGACCGATGGCACCGGCCCCAATCAGGCAAACCGCCGGTGGGTCTCGCAGCGCACCCTCGCCGCGTCGGCGTCGGAAAGCATCGATCTGTCGGGCGTCCTCGTCGATGCCTTCGGCGCAGTGCTCGCCTTCACGGCAATCAAGGCCATCCTGATTGTCGCCGCCGCCGGCAACACCAACGATGTCATCGTCGGCGGCGCTCCCAGCAATGGCTTTGTCGGACCGTTCGGCGCGGTGGCCCATACCGCTGCGGTTCGCCCCGGCGGTGAACTACTGTTTGTGGCGCCCGGCACTGGCTGGACCGTGACGCCTGCGACCGGCGACTTGCTGCGCATCCTCAACGGCGGCGCCGGCACTTCGGTAACCTACGACATCACCATCATCGGCATCGGCTGATCGGCGCCGCTCACCCTCAATCTGACAGGAGACCAAGATGGCCAATCCATCCCGCGCGGTGGCGTCCAAAAAGACTGCGCTTTTGCGCGGCAATGGGGCCAGCCCCGAAGTGTTCACCCTCGTCGGCGAAATCCGCGACATTGCCGGGCCGGATGGCTCGACGCCACTCATCGCTGTAACGACCCTCGAATCGGACGCGGCAGAGTACATCGCCGATCTGCCCGACTTCGGGAACGTGTCGTTGCAGATGAACCTCGATGAGGCCGATGGGCAGCAGGTGGGCATGGAGAACGACTATTACAGTTCTAGCCGCCGCAACTTTCGCATCCGACTGTCCACGCCGCTGCAGAAGACGCTCAGCTTCACCGCGTTTGTAACGTCGTTTCAGACTGGCGCCCGCGTCGGCAGCCAGATCACGGCGAATGCGACGTTGAAGATTACTGGCACGGTGACCCGCTCGTGACGGTCCTCGGCCGCGACGCCATCCTTGGGGCGCAGGACCTTCCCACCAAGGACGTGCCGGTGCCGGAGTGGGGTGGCACCGTCCGCATCCGCTCCCTCACCGCGCGCGACCGCGATGCGCTGGAGACGGCGGTCTACCAGGCGCGACAGGAGGGCCTTGTCGCGCCCGACAACGTGCGCGCCCGCTATGCCTCTGCGTGCATCGTCGGGGAGGACGGCAAGCCGCTGTTCACCGAGGAGGACATCGTCGCGCTTGGGGGCAAGAGCGCGGCGGCGCTGGGCCGCGTCTATGACGCCGTGCTCAGCTTCAATGCCATCGCTGAGGGCGATGTCGAGGAGCTGGCGGGAAACTGACGCGCCGGCCCGGCCGGCGATTCCTGTTCCGCCTGGCGCTGGCCATGGGGCGCACCGTCGCCGAGCTGCAATCGGTGCTGTCATCGGCCGAACTGACCGAATGGATGGCCTACAGCTTGGTCGAACCGTTCGGTCAGCCGCGCGCCGATGACGCCGCCCGGTTGCTCGCCTCGCTGGCGGTCAACGCCGCATCGAGCAGCGGGCAGCCGGCGACGCCCGCCGACTTCCTGAAAACATGGGAACCGCCGGTCGAGGATGACGACGTGGCGAGCAAGCTGCTCGGGTGGTTCGATCGATACGACGAGATGAGGGAGGCAAGCTGATGGCACAGGTTGGCAGCCTCTACACCTCGCTGACGCTCGAATCGTCGTCGTTCATCTCGAACATGAAGAAGGCGGCGGATGCGGCGGACCGCGGCGTCGGGCAGATCGACAAGGCGTTCGGCGTGCTCAAGGGCGCCGCCGCCGGCCTCGTGGCGGGTATCGGGATCGATGCCGTCGTCGGCGTCGTCAACCGCGGGCTCGAATATGCGTCCTCGCTCGGCGAGGTTTCGCAGCAACTTGGCGTGACGACGAAGGACCTGCAGGTGTTTCGCTATGCGGCGACGCAGGTGGGCATCGATCAGGAGACGATGGACAAGGGCCTCGCCAAGCTGACCAAGACGCTCGGCGATGCCAAGCTGGGCAGCACCTCGGCGACGGCGGCGTTCGGCCAGCTGGGCATTTCGCAGGCGCAGATTGCCAAGCTCGACACCGGCGAAGCGATCCGGCTCATCGCCGAGCGACTGGCCAAGGTCGAGGACCCGGCGAAGCGCGCGGCGATCGAGGTCGATCTGTTCGGCAAGGCCGGGCAGAAACTCGACACGCTGCTGTCGGGCGGGCGCGGCGCCATCGATGCGCTGGCCACGGCTGCCGAGAAATTGGGCGTCGTCATCTCCGACGACAAAATCCAGAAGGCCGATGACGCGGCCGACAAACTGTCGGCGGTCAAGACCGTGCTGGAGGCCAACATCGCATCGACGGTGGCGGAGAATGCCGACAGCATCCTTTACCTCGCCGATGCAGTCGGGGTGCTTGCCAGCAAGGCGGGCGCCGGCATCCGGGACATCCGCGATTTCTTTGCCGGCACGGCGGACATCCGCAAGAAACAGGGCTTCCTCCCGGCGCTCGGTGCGCAGATTTTCAGCCCGTCCGATGTCACCCGGCGCGGGCAGTTCCTGCGTGCCGCCGAGGACTTCGAGGCCGCGGGCAATCGCACGCCGCGCCCCACAGGCAGCGGCGAGGACCGCCCGGTGCTTGGCAAGAGCAAGCCGTCCCGGTCGCGCAGCGGCGGCAGCAAGACGCCCGAGGACATCTACAAGGGCCTCAGCGCCAGCGATGTCCGCATGGGCGGGCTCGACACGCTGCAGGACGTTCTCGGCCGCGACGGTGGCATCTCGCAGGGCCTCAAGGACATCGTCGACAGCAGCTACGACTTCGGGAAGCAGCTCCAGGACATCAAGGTCACTGCGATCGAAATTCCCAAGATCGATGTCATCACGCCTGATCTGCTCGACCGGGCACAGAAATTCGGGGACAGCCTGGCCGAAGACCTCGGCAACGCAGTCGCCTACGGCCGCTCGCTCGGCGACGTGCTGGTGAACAGCCTGCGTTCGGCCGGCGCCGAGCTGATCTCCTCCGGGCTCAAGTCGCTGTTCAACGGCGACGGCGGCAGCAGCTCGGGCGGTGGATTGTTCGGTGCGGCGGCATCGTTCCTCGGCGGGCTGTTCGGCGGCGGCAAGGCCATCGGTGGCCCGGTGCAGCCGGGGCAAGCCTATCTCGTCGGCGAGAAAGGCCCCGAGATGTTCATGCCGAACGGCGCCGGCACGATCATGACCGCCGATGCAACCCGCAAGGTGGCGCGCATGGCGGGCGGCGAGAACCGCAGTCGGCAGGCCGTAGCGGTTTCGGTCGATGTGCAGCCCTCACCCTTGTTCATTACCAGCGTGGCGACGGCATCGGCGCAGGCCGGGCGGGATGCAGCCGGCGAGACGTTTCGCAGCGCCACGCGCGGGCGCATTCCAACATCACGAGGGGCATGATGGCGATCATCGCGATTCCGGCAGGGCTGCGTCTGGCCGGCATGAAATGGACACAGCCGCCCGCTTATCAGGTCAACCGTTCCGAACTGACCGGTGCCACGCGGACGGTGCAGCTTGGCCCGGCGGAACGCTGGTTTGCAACGGGGCGGCTGGTGCCGCGCACGCTTGATGAGATGGTGACGCTGCGCGGCTTTCTGGCGCAGATGAAGCGGCCCGACAGTTTCGCGCGGCTATCGATGGTCGAGCGGTTGCAGGTGACCATTCCCGGACGGCCAACCGACTGCCAGGTCAACGGCGGCGGCCAGCTTGGCTATTCGCTCAACCTCAAAGGACTGGCGCCCGGCGTCACCAACCTTGTCGCCGGCCAAATCATCATGGTGGTGATCCCCGGTGATTTCTGGCAGCCGATCGTGCTTGGCGCCAACCTCGTCGCCGATGGTGCGGGCAATGGCACGGCGACGTTGACGACACCGCTGCGCAAGTCTCCTGCCGACAACGATGGCGTCGCGCTTTCAAACCCGGTTTGCACGGTTCGGATGCGCGACCCGCTGGCATGGGAAGCAACCCCCGGCACGATCTATCAGCCCGGCGATTTTGTCGCCGAGGAGGGCTTCTAATGGCGCTCGCCGATGGCAGTCTTTCAGCCGGCAACGTCGTCGCCGGGCTGCTGATCTTTGCCGATTTCGTCGATTTGCCGTTGCGCGTCGCCTATGCGCCAATGCCGTTGACCGTGCCGGGCGGGTTGACCGACAGCGATGGCGACTGCGCCGGCTATACCTTCGATAACATGAGCACGGATGTGCTGCGGCTCGGCACCGTCTCCCACGATGATGGTGGAACTGACACGTTGACCGCGACGCTGACGGCGGACCCGAGTTCACCCGGCCTGCTCAATGCCATCGAAGACCCCAGCAAATATGCCGGCCGGCAGTTCCGGGTGTGGGCGGTGCTGCACAATGGCGCCGGCACGGTCACCGAACTGCGGTCGCTGTATCGCGGCTATATGATGCAGCCGTCGCAACAGTTCGAAGGCGGCGAATTCACGATCACGATGCAGATCGAGAACTACCGCGCCATCATCGCGGCGGCGCCGGGGCGCAGCTATCTGGCGCAGGCCAGTTATGACGCGGGGGACCTTTCCGCCAACATATCGCTTGGGCAGGGCAACAGCGCCCCGGCGATCATGGGTGCTGAATATCCGCGTGGCCGGGAAGATTATCGATGAGCGGGCCGGTGACCGGGGCACGGCTCGCTCGCGTGCCCGATTGGGAGGCGCGCCTTGCCGCCCATGGCGAGGCGATGTGTTCTGCAACCTATCGGCTGGGGCGACAGGACTGTGCCCGCGCCGCTGTGGGTGCCGTGCTGGCGGTGACGGGAGTCGATATATGGCCGGCGGCGCTGGCAGGTTATAGTACCCCGCGCGGGATGGTTCGGGCGATGCGTCGGCTGGGCTGGGAAACGCTGGACGATGCGGCGACGGCGTTGCTCGGGCCGGCAATCCCGCCGCTGGCGGCGCACAGCGGCGACGTGGTGAGCGACGGGCAGGCGCTGGGATGGATGACCGCCAGTGGCCCTGTGGCGCTGTCTGAGGGCGGCTTCGTGGCGATGGGGGCTATTGCGCGCGCTTGGCCAGCGGGTCGTGCCGATGGGTAAGGTTCTCAAGCCGCTGTTGTTGGTAGCGGCAGTCGCAGTCAACGTCATCCCCGGTGCGGGCCAGGCCATCAGTGCCGGCATTTTCGCGGCAACAGGCGCGACGATCAGCGCGGCGGCTGCTCTTGCAGCGACCACGGCTGCGATCGGCATTGCAGGCTCGGCCATCAAGACCGGTGGCAAATCGTCCGGTGCCGCATCGGTTTCCAGTTTCGACCCCAAGTCGATCAACATCGACCCCGCTGCCAAGCGCAAGATGGTGTTCGGGCGCACCGCCTTCCCGCTCGACCTTCGCTATGGCGAGCCATCGGGCACCAGTCAGGAGTATATCGATTACGTCTTCGCGCTGGCGGCGCATCGCAGCGACGGCATCGAGGAAATCTGGATCGAGGACAAACAGGCGTGGACATCCGCTGGCGGGGCGCAGGGCATCTACGCCGGCTATCTGACCGTCGAAGTCATCCTCGAAGGCGGTGCCGGCGCCTATCACACCGTCAATGCGGGCGCGGGCTGGGGCGCGTCGCAGCGCATGACCGGCTGCACAACGATGAAGGTGCGCGTCAAGCGCAGCAACAACAGCACATCGAGCACGTCGCCGTTCGCCAATGGCATCGCCGGGCGCTGGACGGTCATCGGGCGCGGGATGCCGCTTTATGACCCGGCGCTGGACAGCACGGTTGCCGGCGGGTCGGGCACGCAGCGTGCCAATGATTGCACGACCTGGCGCTATACCGCCGGAAGCGTCGAGCGCGGGCGCAATCACGCGCTGCAACTGCTCGCCTATCTGCTCGGCTATCGCATCAACGGGGTAGTGAGCGCCGGGCTGGGCATGTCGCCGACGCTGATCGATCTCGCCAGTTTCGCTACGGCGGCGGCACGCTGCGATGAAGCCGTGACATTGGCGGTGGGCGGGTCGCATCGCCGCTACGAAGGTGGCGCGGCCTTCTCGGACGATCAGGAACCCGAGGTCGTGTTCAACACGCTGCTCGCGGCGATGAATGCCGAGTTGATCGACGATGGCGGACGGCTGGGCTTGCGGGTCGCGGTCAACGACCTGACGGCAGCAATCACGCTGACCGACGATGACATTCAGGGCGGCTTTAGCTGGAACCCTGCGCCGGCACCGGATCAGCAGTTCACCGTGGTTCGCGGGCGCTTTCAGCAACCGAATGCGCCGTCGCTGTTCGGCATGGCCGACTATCCGGATGTGGTCGTGCCCCGGACATCGCCAGCGCCGCGACCGCTGACGCTCGAACTTGGTGCGGTGCAGGATGTGCGGCGCGCCGAACGGATCGCCAAGCAGGTGGGACAGCGCAGCCTTTATCAGGGCATGTTCTCGTGTCGAATTGGCGTGCGCGGCTGGTATCTGCGCCGCAACATGATCGTCGCCGTCACCAGCCAGGCGCGGGCATGGTCGGGCAAGCTGTTCCGGGTTCGCTCGCTGCGTTTCAACATCGATGCCACGGTTGACATCGTGCTGCGCGAAGAGAATGCGGCGGTCTATCAATGGGACAATGCCGAAACCGGCAACGTGTCACCGGTAACGCCGACAACCTATGACCCGCGCAATGCGCCGTGGATCACGGCGGTGGCGACAGCGGCGACAACTGCTGTGTGGAACAACATCACCGGAGACGGAAAGCCGACGACATATCGCATTCGAACCTGCGGCTATAATACCCAGCTCACAGGCAATATGCCGGGCGGCATCACGCACATGGGGCTGTGGAACGAAGACACGCAGACCAACATTGCCGGGCTGGCCTCCATGTATTCGGTCTGCGATTACGACGCAGCCGCCGGCACCTGGCGCGTGGTCACTTTCGAGACGCTCGGCAACCCGATCATGGCCTACCCACTTGGCGGCTTTAACTTCGCGCGAAGCTGCTTGCAGGACTGGCTGACCTACCTCAACACTACGTTTAACGCCCGGCCGATCATCATTTTCACTTTCGACGAACCGCAGACCGGACGGCTGGACGGCGATATCTCCAATCAGATTTACACGATGGGCGGCAGCCGTTCGGTTTTCGGCTCGCCGCGATTCGAGTATCGCAACGCCTACGTGCTGATCGGCTCGACCAATGCCGGCGAAGGCAATGGCGCAGAGTATCTGGCAGGCGCGGGTATCAACAATCCGCCGAAGGCTTACATCGACGTTACTTTCCAGATGGTCGGCGGCGTGATCCAGATCGCTGGAAAGACGCCATCGCTGGCACAGGACATCACCTTTGCTGATGGCATCACGATCGAAGGTTTGAAGCCCGCGACGCCTGGCGCGACCCGCAACATCGTCACTTATTCAGCCAGCGCTCCTGCGTCACCCGCAGAGGGTGACCTGTGGGTGGACACCAGCGGCTTCTACGCTGTCTTCAAGCTGCGCAGCGGCGGCGCATGGGTGACGGGCGCCAACGCGCTGTCAGCTTACAACGCCTTGTCTGGACGCCCGGTGGCGCTGGCCGATATCAATACGACCGAGAGCGCGAAACTTTCCGGGATCGAGGCCGGTGCGACCCTCAATCTCGATAGCCAGAACCTTATCAAGGACCCGCTCAACCTCAGCCTTTGGTGGGGCGCAGACGCAAACGTCACCCGGTTTGCCGAGAGCTACGAGGCAGCGCCCTTTGCCTTGCGCATCCAGGGCGACAGCTATGGTGGCTTTTCACCGCCAACAGCGGCGGGCCTCATTCCCGTCAACGGCGCCTTCAACAGTCAGCAGCAACTTTGGTTTAACTGGCGTGCGCGATCGGATGGCGACATGGCCAGCAGCGGCACCATGGGCGTGCGCATCAACGTCTACGATGGTCGCGGCGACTATCTCAACACATTCGTCATTCCCGCCAGCGATTTCAGCCGCGCCGCCTATCCGGGTAATGGCTGGTACGATCTGCAAGCAGCAGTAACGGTGCCCTATCGCGTGCCGCACTACAGCACAGGCATCGACACGCCGATTGCGTTCGTCTGGCCGCATTGGGCGGTCAGCGGATATTCGTCGGGCTTTGGTCACATGATCGTGCGGCCATGGGTGGGCTATAGCCAGCGCAACAGCACCTATGGCGCCAATCGCCGCAACATGGGGCAGTTTTTCGGCGGGGGCGCGCAGCAGATTTATTCGACGCCGCCGCTTGGTGCCTCGAACAGCGGCGGTGTCGGCACGATCACGATTTACGATCATTCGGTTATCGATGATCTAGGCACGATTAGCTACGTCGGCGGCTCGGTTTCAGGCCTGACGCCGAGCGTAACCTATGCCGTCACCGACGATGACCCCTATTATCAAGGCGGAAGCCGCACCTATTCAGCACGCACCGGCGGCGCCGATCTGGCGGCACCGGGGCGCAGGCTCGTTGGCTATGTGACAATTCCGGCATCCGATGGCGGATCGGGCGGCGGCTATGGCGGCGGCGCGGGCGGTGGCGGCTATCCGGGCGGAGGGGGAGGCTTGCCGCTACCATGATCACACGAAACCCCGAGGCGCTTGGACTGCAACCCAACGAAATCGGCTATGACACCGGCGATGCGACGTGGCCTCGGGCGCGGGTGCGCGTCGTCAGCAAGCGCGTTGAACCGACAATCAAGGCCAACATCCCCGTTGCGTCGCAGAGCGCGGTCACATGGGTGTCAGTGTCGCTCGTCGATGAGCAAGGCCAGGTTCTAAAGATTGGCGAGCAAGGCCTGTTGCGTGATGCGAAAAGCGGCATGTGGCAAAGCCGTCCTGGCTTTCCGCTCAATGTCGAAAGCTGGATCGACGAGCTTGCCGCCGATGGCATCGGCATGGCGATTGCCTGGGCAAATGATCTGGCGGCGCTGTTCGATGCAGGATTGATGCCTGCACCCGAAGAACCGGCAAGCGATGGCTTTGGCATGGTCGATCAGGAGGCCGCCGCAGCGATGGCGGCGGTCATCGCACAAGCACAAGCGGACCTGCCCGACACCTAAACCGGGGGAACAAGCATGATCGAAATGACCGGCCAGGATGTCTTCGGCATCGCGGGGCTGAATGTCGGCGGCGTCGGCGTCTACGGGTTGCTGGCCGTGGTGCTCGTCACCCTCATCAAGACGTGGCCGCTGCTCAACAAAATGTCGATCGACGCCAAGGCCGCGATGCGGGGCGAGAAGCGTAGCGACGATCTGACCTGTCAGCAGCGCATCGATGCCATGTCGCAACGGGTCGACGCCATCGCTGCACAGGCACAGGCGAACGAGGCGAAAGCCCATGCCCTGGAAATGAAGGTGACGCTGCAGAACGCTGCCTATCGGCTTGTCGTTTCCGAGTTGCACCGGATCAACCCCAAGTCGGCCGTCATCGCGCAGGCACAGGCGCTGCTCGCGCCCGACATGATGGCCACGCTGCCGGTGCTCGATACCGATGGCGGTTCGGCATGAGCCCGCCCGTCGCGCTGACCCTCATCGTGCTGCTGCTCGGCGCCGTCGCGCTGCTGTGCTGGGCAATCCGCACCTGGCCCGAAGACCCCATTGACGAGGAAGAACGCTGATGAGCGAACCCACCTGGCTGACTGTTGCCCGCTCGCAGGTCGGCATCCGTGAAGCACCTGGCTCGCGCAACGAGCCGCGAGTGATGGCGATGGCCAAGCGCGCTGCCCGGTGGCTGGGCATCGCCTATGCCGCCGACAGCGTGCCGTGGTGCGGGCTGTTCGTCGCCGACTGCTTTGCAGCGATCGGGCTGACGCCGCCGCGCGGTTTCGTCGGCATCCGCGCCAAGGCGTGGGCCAGCTGGGGCATCGCGCTCAGCACGACAGCGCCCCGGCCTCCGCTCGGCGCCATTGCCGTGTTCGGCCGCGAGGGCGGCGGGCATGTCGGCTTTGTTGTCGGCGCCCATGCCGATGGCGACCTCGATATCCTCGGCGGCAATCAGGGAGACGCCGTCAACATCCGCCGGTTCGGCCGAGCGCGTCTCGTCGCGCTGCGCTGGCCCGCGGGCATTGCGCTCGCCGCGCCAGTGGCATGGGCTGCGGGGCCGGGCGTTGCCACGACAGGTGAAGCATGAAGACGGTCGTTCCTTGGATTGCGCGCCAGATCGGCAACCTGCTGACCGGCATCGACAACAAGACGCTCGACCCCGCGCGCGTCGGGATGATGGTGGCCATCATCGTCATCGCCGGCACCACGGTTTTCTATCTCGCCACCGGCGTGCGCGTCGCGCTGCGCGAAATCGCCGAGGCGTTCGGCCTGGCAACGGTTGCCGGCGGCGGCTCGGCAGCGCTGACCAACAGTTCGCAGCCCAAGGGAGACGATGAGTGAAGGCAATCCTCTCGTGGTTCATCGGCCCGGCGCTTCCCTATGTCATCGGTGCCCTCGTCGCGGCGCTCGCCTTGGGTGCCTGGACGATCAACGACCGGGCCTATGACCGGGGCGCCAGCCATGAGCGCGGCGAGTGGGAGAAGGAAGCCACCCGATTGCGCGCTGTGGCAGCCAGCGAGGCCGCTCAGCGCGCGCAAGCCGTCGCCGGGGCAGAGACCGCCGCCAAGGCCGCGAGCGTCGCCCTGGACGCCCTTGCCGCCGAAACCCGAAAGGACGCCGATGCCTATTACCAGACCCGCCCTGCTGCTCGCCGCGCTTGCCTCGATCCTGTCCGCGTGCGGGCCATCGCGGCAGCCGGTCGTGCCGCCCTTGCCGCTGCCGGCGCCACCCGCTGAGGGCTTGGTCGCCTGCACCATCCCGCTGCTGGCCGGGGGTGACAGTGCGGCGGTCGACCGGGCGCTGATCGAACGGGGCGCAGCCATCGCCGATTGCGAGCGCCGGCGCCGCGCGCTGGTGGCCGGCTGGCCGAAATAGAATTCCCTCTCGTGTGAAAGCGGGGGGTCGGGGTGCTGTAACACCTCGAACCGCGGGCGGTCACCCGCACCTTGGGCTGCGCGCGCAGCCTTCAGTCCCCGCACCGGGCGCACCGGCGGGGGCGCTATGTCAGGTAACAGCCATGGAGTCTCTAGACCGAATCGACGGCGTCGCTGTCGCACCCGTCGCCGCCTATGTCGGCGGCAAGCGCAACCTCGCGCAGCGGCTATGCCGCATCATCGATGCCACGCCCCACGAAACCTATGCCGAGCCGTTCATCGGGATGGGCGGCATCTTCCTGCGGCGAAAGCGCCGCGCCAAGGCCGAGAAGATCAATGACATCTCCGCCGATGTGGTGACCCTGTTCCGCGTCCTGCAGGAACACTATCCCTATTTCATCGACATGCTGCGCTGGCGTCTCTCGAGCCGTGCCGAGTTCGACCGCCTGATGGCCGTCCCGCCCGACACGCTGACCGATCTGCAACGCGCCGCCCGCTTCCTCTACCTCCAGCGCCTGGCGTTCGGCGGCAAGGTGCATGGCCGCAACTTCGGCGTCGACGCGCGGACGCCCGCCCGATTCGACGTGACGAAACTGGAGCCGATGCTCGCCGATCTGCACGAGCGCCTGGCCGGGGTGACCATCGAGCGGCTGCCCTTTGCCGACTTCATCACCCGCTACGACAAGCCGGCGACGCTGTTCTATCTCGACCCGCCCTATTGGGGGAATGAGACGGACTATGGTGAGGGCGTCTTTAGCCGGTCTGACTTCGCCGCACTGGCCGAGCAGCTGGCCGGCATCAGCGGCAAGTTCCTGCTCTCGATCAACGCGACGGCCGGCGCCCGCGAGACCTTCGCCCGCTTCCACATCACCGATGTCGCCACGACCTACACGCTGGCGACAAAGGTGGCCGGCGCGGGCAAGCCGGTGACGGAACTGATCGTCAGCAATTTCCCGCTTCCCGACGTTCCCCCGACCCTGTAAGCCGTTGAAACCGTTTGAGGGCAATTCGGCCCTCATTGTGGAACGCCCGCTTGATCTCAAAGGGTTTTTGCTGTTCACGGCGAAAACACGGGTTCGATTCCCGTAGGGATCACCAATCTGTTTTGATTGGATTATTTTTCGGCGGCGCGGGAGCGTTCCACCTTGAGCGGGATCGGCGTTCCACCTGCCAGCCTTTCGGCCAGTCCATTGGCGATGCGCAACACCCTGACTTTGCGGGTGTAGAGCCGCACCATCTCTGGCGACATACCGGTCAGCGCGCCGATTTCCTCGTCGGTCAGGCCGGTCTCTGACAGGTAGCAGGCGGCGTTTTTGCGCAGACCGTGATAGGTGAACCGGGCATCGGCCCCGCACTCCTCGGCAGCGACACATTCGGCATGGGCGGCACGCACCGAGGGCAGCGCCATCATGTCGACGATGCGCTCGCGCAGGGTCGCGTCCTCGGCGAAGGGCTTGCCGCTGCGATCGTAGAGCAGGGTCACCGCCTTGCGGTTGTGCTTCGCCAGTTCGGCCCGCCAGATCGGGTGCATCGGCACCGCGACATGCTTGCCGGTCTTCTCCTGGACAAGCTGCATGACGCCGTTCTGGCACCATCCCCACTGCATCCTGATGACATCGCCGATGCGCTGCCCGCTACACAGGCCGGTGATGACCGCCAGGCGCGTCATCGGGGTGGCGGCATCGAGGGCAGCGATCAGCAGTCGGTCGGGCCACGGCTCGTGCTCGCCAAGCGGCAGCGCCGGCACCTCGGCGACGGGGTTGTGCTTGAGGCTGGCGTCGCGCTGCATCGCAAAGCCCATCATCAGGCGCAGCACCGAGAGGTAGTTGTTCGCGGTGCCCGGCGTCTCGGCATAGCGGTCGCGCAGGATGAAGACGTGCGCCGGGGCCAGGCCCTTTACCGGGCGGCTGCCGATATCGCGTTCGATCATGTCGACATAGCGGCGGTAGTTCTCGGTCGTGGCCTTCGCCAGCGGCTTGCCGTTCTTGCGGGTCATCAACGGCAGCCGGGTGCGAAACTCGATGCACAGCGCCTTGAAGCTGCCGCGTGCCGGCGGCGCCGGGGTCGTGTCGCCTTTGGCGTGGCGGGCATATTCGGCAGCGAACTGCGGGTCATCGAGCGCGGGCAGCCGGAAGAACAGTTCCTTGCCGCCGGCCTTGGTGCGGTAATAGAGGCGCCCGCCGCGCGTGGCGACGTTCTTCATTTGAAGTCGGCCCATCCGTCGTTCTCCCCGACTGGCGCCAGCTGGACCGCCGCCAGGGGCAGCGTCCGCACCGTGCCGTCAGGTGATACCGCGATCGAGGCAACGTCAAGCCCAAGGGCGCGCGCCATCTCGACGGCGCGGGCAATCGCGGCCTTGGTCGGATAGCGGGCGCGGGTGCGGCTCATTCGGTAGCGATGATCTTGGCAATGACCGCTTCAATCGCTGCGAGGCGGCGCTGTGTGCTGTCAGGAGTTGGCGGATAACGAAGATCATCCCGATACTGCACTGCCAGCGCCAACAGTTCCGGCGCGGCAGACATAAGCCTAAAATCAGGCATTTCGTCGGCCCGCCTGCCGGCCAGTTTTTGCTCGGCAAACTCGATTGATGCAATGTAGCGGAACCCCAAAGGAGTGTTTTCGTCATCAACGATTAAGCCCGCCGTGCCATCGCCGTGTTCTGCAACAGTCACAAAACCGACTTTCCATGGTCCGGGAGTGTGCGCCAGCGTGGCGTCATTCTTAATCATGGCAATTCGTCTCCTACGTGAGGGCCAAAAGATTGGCAGCGGCATCGAATCAGGGTGCTCATGGCGTCAGGTTCTCCCGCTGCGCGAGAAGCGCGTCCGCCTGCTTGTAAGATTCGCGCGCAATCCACCGGCTGACCGTAAAGCCATAGGAAGACGCGAGACGACGAAGGCGCTCGTAACCCTCTTCGCTGCTAATGGTGCCCACGATGGCAGCGCTGGCCTGGCCGGCAAACCAATCGCGCAGCGTCATGCCATCATAGTCAGTGCCATGCTGAATGGCCCCGTCAGTCGGGAACGCTGGGGGGTTCTTGTTCACTTCGCCACCTCGCGCGTCCGCGCTGTCAGATCACGCAGCGCTGCCACCGCCGCGTCGAAGGCATTGGCGGCGGTCGCGGCGCTCATCACGAAATCGGCGATGACCGCCCGGTCGTTCTCCAGCGTCGCCACCCGCGCCTCAAGCGCCTTGATGACCGCCCGCTCTGCATCAGACAGGCCCGTGCCTGCACCGGATGGCGCCGGCCGCGCAACGACGGTCTCAACATCGGCCAGGGCATCACGGAAATCGGCGAGGTCGATCTGATCGAGGGTCACCGGGGCCGGCGCATCCTCGCCAACCTCGGGGGTGCGGCTGCTGTCGAAGGTGCGGTTGAGCGGGAAGCGCGACCGGCTGAGGACGTTCGCCTCCGGTGACCACACCCACCCCTCGCCCCGATCGAGCGCGGCCAGGCTGTCGAGCACCTCAGTGGCCTCGGCGTCGCTGGCGTGCCCCTTAATCCAACCCTCGACGGCCTTGCGGTCCTGCGGGCTGGCGCTGCGCATGGCGACGAGGGTGCCGATCTGGCTGAGCACGTCCTTGTGGATGACGGCGGCGCGCTGCGTGATGAGCGCGACCCGGAAACCATGGATGCGCCCGCGCCGCACGATGCGGTCGATCTTGTCGAACAGGGTGGCTGCCTCGGCATAGAGCCGCTGCGGCACGTACTCATCGGCCTCGTCGATGATCAGGTGCAGGACGCTGCGGTTCTTCTCGAACAGGGCCTCGGTGAAGCCGGTCAGGAATCGCCGTTGCGCACTCTTCGACATCTCCGACAGATCGATGATGGCGGGCAGGTTCTGCGTCGCCAGCGCGCGGCCGAGCGCCGGGCCGGCGCGTTCCGACAGCGGCATGTCGCCATGGGTGCCACCGAAGATGGCAATCTTGTAGGCGCTGGGGCCGCTGCCGTCCGCCAACTGACGCAGGCCCCACCATGCCCCGGTCGGATCGATGACGCAGACGCGCCGGCCCTGATCGAGCAGCTGCTCGACGAGCCCGCGGGCGGTGTAGGATTTGCCGCTGCCGGTGCGACCGATGATGCCGATGTGCTGTTCGAGCGCCTGCATCGGTATCGGGTGCGTGCCATCGTGGACGCGCTGCGGGATCTTGAGAAGCTCGCCCATCATGCGAAAAGGTCCCGGTCCTTGGAGGATGCTTCGAAGCGGTTGCGCTCCAGCATCTCGGTTTCAGCCAGCTTTTTGTAGTCGGCGGCGATCTCGTCCATCATGGCGATCTCGCGGTCTGCGCTGCCCTGGCGCATCTTGCCGGCCTCGATGCGCCGGGGGTAGACCATGCGGCGCATGTTGGCCTCGCGGATGACGCAGTCGCGCTTGTCGACGGCGGAGAATTTGCCGGTCATTTCGCCACCTCGACCGGTTCGCCGTCGCTGCTCAGGCGGTAGACCTTGCCGGCCTCGATGCCCTTTTCGCCGACGCGGGCAGACAGGATGTGGCGGAGCGCATAGGGCCAGACATCAGTGTCCCAATAGGTGAGGACCACGGCGCCATCCTCGCCGGCACTGGCGGTGCTGTTGGGACCGAGGGCGGCGGCTATCGAATGCTTGCCGGTGGTCGCCGCCGCGCTGCCAT